ATTTTTATATTACATTTCGTTTGGGTCTGCAATATACAAATAGTATTCTTCACTTGCAAGCTGTTTTAGGAATTCGATATGTTCGATTAACTCGGCGTTCGACAAATCCGCCACGGTGCGCAAATCGTGGGAATATACCCCCGTTTCCTCGTTGACCCGTTCAACGTACATAATCGGGGAAAATTCCCGCAAACGTCGTTCGGTTTGTTCCTCTGTAAGACGTTCGCCCGCCTCCCAAATTGCGTGCTTAAACGTCGGTACAACATAGTTGAAATAATACCCTTTCAAAGCCTCGGACGAACCGGGGGACGCTACAATAAACCGGGCAATAATGCGGGAACCTTTCCAACCCTTGAAAAACTCGTTTAATTCCCCCATGTACATTGCCAACCCGCCGTTATTGTTTATTGTTCCCGTTGCTGTTATTTCTCGCTTTTTCATCGGCTATTAATTTTTTTATTGTCTTATTTAACGCTGTCATTCCGATTGTATGGATAACGTCCCGTTCCGCCCGTGATAACTTCGTTTCCCGCTTATCCAATACTTTTGCAAATGCAACAACAAATTCGCCCGGCTCCAACAATCCGGCATTGTGCAACCCGTCGATTGGGTGCGCTTTCAAACGCTCGGTTGCTTTCAATGCTTTGCGGGCTTTTTCCCGACTTTCCCATATTTCCCGAACCTCGGCGGCGGCGTTGTCATAAAACAACCGCATTTTCAGAACGTCGGCAATTGACAAATCAGCCACGGCGGTTGGTTGCTCTTTTTCCGGCTCCGGTTCCGTCGTAACGGGTGCAACCTTACCGTTATTCACTCCATAACCGAACAACGCAAAATCCCCCTTTGTTGGGTCGTCCGGGAATATCTCGGCGAAACGGTCGGTTATCTCAATGGCTGTTTGCAAATCCGGCGTCTGACGTTTTACAAGCCCCAACCGCAATGCCTGTTTATGTACGTGGGTATCTAATGGAATGATTAAATTACGGGGGTCGCAAATCGTCCACAATCCAAAGTCAACCGGGGAACCGTGGCGGCACATCCAACGCAAAAACATACATAAGCGTTTGCAACCGCTTTTCGTTTCCATATCCGGCACGCCCTTAACATCGCCGAAAAGACGTTGCAATTGTTCCAACGGACGCCCGCCCGGTTGCGCTTGCAATGCCTTTTCCATGTTCTCAAACTTACTATATACGTCAAACAAGCGGGCGCAAAGGTCGTGGAAATCGGCGTATGTAAACGTTCTATAAAAATTCTCTTTACTGCCTTTGTATTGCTTCCATTCCGGGGCGGCTCCCTGCGTATCGGTTCCAACAATGTAATGATACGGCGCACCCTTGAAAATTTCCCGGTCGATAAAATCCGCCTTTTGGATTATCTGTTTGCGGGAACCCCACGCAATCCACGCCGTAACAAATGCGCTAATCTCAATATTTACCCGGCTATCGTAACGGTGCGGGATTTGCACCGGGTCGGATTGGATAAACTCGGCGGTTTCGTATTGTTCCGCCCAACGTTTCAAATTATCGTTCAATGTATATGCCATTGTTTTAGATTTTAAGGGGACGGAAAGCCCGCCCCCGGTTATTATTAGTTTTCCGTGTATTCCTCAACTACTAAATCGGTTTGTCCCCGCTTTACTTCCTCTATAAAGCCTTGAAAACCGTTTGCCTTTGCAATGTCTATAATCGCCTGCAAACGCTTTTCGCCTAAACTTTCGCCCCTCGCAATGCGGAACACCTTAACCGTCGGATTGCTTGCGATAATCAGTTTGGCGGCAACCTCCATAATTTGACTATCTGACACTTTCCCGGCAACGAACGGCACGCCGTTTAATTCTAACCCGTCGTCCGTGAACGAAAGCCCGGCAATCGGCAATTTGGACGTTGCAATAAGTGTTTCCCTTTCCTTTGCCAATGCGCCTAATTTGTCCTCAAACGTGCGGGCGGTTTTCTCGGCGGCTTCCTTTTGTTTCTTTTTTGCCATGTAATCCACAACCAACGCATTGATACGGTTGTGTTCCTCGGCTTTTTTGAGTTGTTCCGCCGTGTCTAATTGTTCCGGGTTATTGGCTTCGTATTCCTCTAACCATTTGTCGGCATTCGCTTTACGTTTCACAAACTCGGATTTGTCATTTACGATAACTTGCAACGTTTCCTTATAATCGTTTTCAATGGCTTTTTTGTTGGCTTTCGCATCTTCTTTGGCTTTTTCCAACCGGGCGTTTGCCTCGGCAATTATCCGGGCAACTTCTTTTTTCTCGGCGGCTAATTTATCGTCGATTGCCTTAATATTACTTTTTCGGGTTTCTTCAGCCTCTTTAATTCGTCCGGGGATTGCCTCCAATTGTTCAATCCTTTGTTGCCGGGCTTGACGTACCGTTTTCGCTTTCTCAATCAACCGGGCATTTTCGTTTTGTTCTTCCATCAACGCCGTAATATCCTTTTTCTCGGCATACGTTTTGACGTCGCCGGGTTTCAATTGCTTTTCAGCGTTTGCGCAAATGGTTGTGTACGTCTTAACCTCGGCGTTGGCGTCCTTTCGTTTGTCCTTAACGGTCGTAACCTCGGCGTCAATTTCTGCAATTCGGGTGCGCACCTTTTCCGGCAACAAAGCCTTTACAACCTCAATTTGTTTGCGGCGTCCCTCGGCGGTTTCACTCCAACGGGAAAACTCCACGGCGTCAAAATCTTGGTAGCCGAAAATCTTTTGCAACATTGAAACGTTATCCGAACGCATCCCGGTTGTTTGTGATTTTATGGATAACGTCCCACGTGGGTTGGCTTTGGTAAACTTTAATTCGACTTCGTAATTTTCGCCGTCGTTACCTACTACCATTTTTGCAAATCCTTTGTCCTCTCCATTTTTCAACACGGCGTCCCGGTTCCCGGTCAACATTGCGCCGATTGCTTTTAATAGGGTTGATTTACCTAACTCGTTGTCCCCGGTAATGAAATATACATTACCCTCAAAATCTGCGTTGAACTCTTTGATAACTTGAAAATTCAACAATTCCAATTTCTTAATATACATCGCTCTAATTGTTTATGCCGGGGTTCCCCCCGGCGGCTATTACTATTTTGTTAATCTCATTCTTTGGTGTATCATGGTTTGCACTTTATTAAGTGCATCCCGGTTGGCGTCAACCTCTAACCGGGTACAATCAGCAATAAAGTTTTCCAATCGCTTATATAGGTCGTCCAACTCTTTTGCCGTCATTGCGTGCCGCACGGCTCCCAATTCGTCCTTATCCATTTTTGCAAACTCTTTTAAGTGTTTCTAAATCCCGGCGTTTGGGTTCGTCGGCGTTCTTTGTTGCGTCAATTAACGGCATATCGTTTGTTGTTGCCGTCCATTGTTTCCCGGTAACGGGGGACGTATAAGTTACTTTATAATGTCCGTAACCGCTTGGAATAAAACTAAAATCGTAAATACTTGTTTTCGCTCTCATACTATTTTGTTTTTATAGTTACCGGGAAAACGCCCGGTCGTGTTATTATCATGCCGCAAATATACGTATAGTTTTTATATTACCAAAACTTTTATCTTTCATTTTCGGCTATTTTTTTATTTTCCGCAATAATCGCCCCAAAACAACGCATTTACCCACGTCGCCAAACTCAACTAACATATTACCGTTGCGCCCTCTTATACATTTACCATCGGAACGACGAACCGCCCGGCACGGCATACGTCGCAATTCCGGGCGGGTCAATCGGTCGCCTAAATAGATATAATCCATTTCGTCCATATCAAAACAATTTCATTTGTGTATCGGTCAATACAGCAACGACCGCATCAACTTTGCGTTCCCAACTTTCCAACGTTGCCAATTTCTCCGGGGTTGGGTTCCGTTGGCAACGTCGTTGGTTGTGCCGCATCTGTTTTACCATTTCCGCCAAATCTTTTGCCGTTATTTTTTCGGGATTTTCGATTTGCGGGGCTTTTGTTTCGTCTGCCATACAAGTAACCATTTGAATAATTAAACGCCCCTACGGGCTTAAAATAAACGGTTGTGCATTTGTTGGGGCAAATTTTCCAAAACCCAACGGGGGTTATTCTGTAAAATGAAACGTCCAAAGTGCATTATTAACGTTGCGTCCGCATTCCATAACGCCGGGATAATCTCCGGGTATAATTTCCCGGCAATATCCCGGAACCGTCGTTTGCGGTCTGCCTTTTCCTCCTTTTTCCCTTTTACCTTAATACGCAATTTAAGGTCGTTTTGCCACTTCATCGCATTAACCAAAACAAACGGTATTTCGGCGACGGTTATAATGGCTTTCAAATGCTCAAAGTTTTGCAACATCTTTTGTATGCGGTACAATTTACCCATGTTTGCCCCGGTATCGCCAACCGTTACGTCATCCGGGCGAACACTCAATTTTTCCAAAAAGATAATCGGTGTACAAATCTCTTTGTAATAGTTCAGAAAATCCCGTATCTCGTTAATGTCTTTAGGCATCTTAATTGCCGTTGCGTTGTGGTTGGGTCGCCAAACCACAATACCCCCGGCGGCTCCGGGGTCAATCCCAATAATACAATCTATTTTCATTTTTCAAATTTCAAATAATGGTAAATATAAATTTCGTCCTTAATCATCCGGTCGAAAGTCCGTTTAATCTCTTTACGCCGGGCAACCTCAAAGGCTGTATAATCAATTTCCGGGCTTTGGGTTCCTTGTTTACGAACGTGATAAACCGTAAATTCATTAACGAACCCACGGGCGGCACGTGCCAAAAATCGGTTATACGCTTCTTTCCGGTCGTCCTCGGTTTCTTTCACTTCATCCGCTAACCCAACGCCCAACAACCAATTATAAACAAACATTTCGTCGGTTAATCCAAACACTAAACGCCCGGTATATTTATAGCGCATAAAACACATTAAACAAGTCATAACCGATTGATTGCGATAATACCGGATTTGCTCCGGGCTTAACTCCTTTTTCGGTTCCGGCAACGCTGTATATGCTTTGCCGATAACTTGGTTTTGTTTCCGGCAATATGCGTTCAATACCTTTGCGAAATAATCGGCGTTGAATTGTTGGTAATGTTTCCGTTCGGCGTTGCCGTCCCTATCCTTTGGCAAATAGTCGTCTAATTCCCCGGTAATCAGCAATTCAAACGCTAATTTAACCTCGGATAATGTTAATTGCGAATAATAGCGTTTGAGCAAATCCAACAACCGGGTACAAATATACGTCCAATCGTCCCGGTTTTCCGTGGGAATGATAAACCCCACGTCCATTGCGATAAACCGGAACATTTGCCCGGTTTTGGCAATCAACGTTTCGTCGTCAATCTCGGCAATCTGTTTTTTTGTGGACGCCACGAAAATATAGTTTTCAACCGGGGTTAATGCTTTGGCAACCTCCGGTAACTCAACCATCGCCCGGCGAACGTCAATTGCTTTTGCCGTTCCGCTATAAAGCAAAACGGCGGCGGATTGTCGTTTTTCGGGCAACGTTTGTGGCAATCTGTTTGTCTTTTCGGGTAATGCTTCCATGTTAATAATCATCTTTCAAATACTCAATAGCCCCGGCAACGTTCAATCTTTGCGTTGGGGCTTTGTATTCGGGTTTCAAATGCAACTTTTTCTTTTCGACGTCCCCCCGTATGAAATTGCGGACGGTCGCCAACCAACCGTTTTTAGTGCGCTTCATATTCTTTTGGTCGCTCCAATCGCTAACCGAATGAAAGTAATAAACCAAATCGACCTTTTCAAATTCCGGGGTCGCAAACTTACTTTCAAACTCGGAATAATCCACGCCAACGCCGTTTTCAAATTTAACCATTTTGTAAACGGCGGAATTGCGGAACAACGTTTTTTTCTCTTTTGGTTCCTCAACCTTTGTTTCTTCATCCGGGAATAATCCGGGGTTCTTTACCCCGGTATTATCATTATCAAAAGAGGTATTAATATCATCTATCTTTATTATGTCGGATTTTCCAACCACGGTGGTTGGATTTTCCAACCGGGGGGTGGTTGGATTTTCCAACCGGGGGGTGGTTGGATTTTCCAACCACTCCAAAGCAACCCAATAATTAGACGTATATTCACAATAACGCACCTTGTTTTTTTCGTACTCAAATTTATTAATATATTGCTTATCAACTAATTGTTTGAGTAACTTAATAACCGTACTTTTATCTAATCCCGTCCATTCGATAAGATACCGCAATGAACCCTTAAAACGGCTTTCGCCGTCTTGACTAAAACCATGTATCAAAGCGAAAACCAACAATTCGTTACCTTTCAATTTAAGTTTCGTAATCATTGGGGCTAATATGGTTATAAAATTGCTATCCCGTATTGTCATACCTCCGTAAAATAAACATTAATATTATCGGTTCTTTTATCAGCCTTGCAAACAATACGTTTACAACTCCCGGGGTATTTATTGAAAAAACAATCTTTGCAATCATGCCAAAATTCGGCAATCATACATTTAACCGGAATATTATTAACCCGGATAACCGTTTCAACGGGTATTTCAATTTGTTTAATTGTTGCCATCGTGTCCGCCCTCCAATTCTTTAACGGGTTCCCATGCTTTACGCACTTTCAAAACATTGTCGGCACTCTCATTGGGAACCAACGACACGACGGGAAAACGGGAACAGTCGCCCGGTTTTTGCGTCGTGGCAAATTGTACATTCAAATCAAAGATAATGCCTTTGCAAAATCCCCGTTCAAACAACATACCGTCGAACGTTTCCCGGATTTGCGGGATTGTGGACGCCGTGCCTTTTGTGGCGAATTGCCAAACCCCGGCAACCCCACGAACCAACGGAACAATAAAGTTTAGCGTTAATGTAACCTCCCAACCGTCGCAATCGGGTTGGCGGCTCTTTTTGTTCGGGTAACGCTTGGTTATCGACTGCATTAAGTTTGGGTATTTCTCCGTTGTCAACGTTTCGTATTTCTTTCCGTCCCACACTTGGAACGTATCGCCATCGCCCGCCGCAATCAATCGCCCGTCGTCGTCCCGGTATTCGTAACGCTCGTTACATACTTTTGCCGGGTCGTCGTCCGGGAAAACAATTTGTATTGTTTGCGGCTTTTCGCCGTATGCTTGCGTAAATAATCCGGCATACTTTCCCGTTGGTATGAAGTAATCAACGCTTTGCGGATAACCGCTTGCGTTTTTCATACCGATTTTTATTTGACCGACACGGGGCAAAATCAAACGGGATTGTTGCGCCTCCGGTCGTTTTATTCTTCCTTTCATCATTCAACAACTTTTATATTTAACTCTAATTTAACGGGCGAATTTTCCCAATTTATATGCGATAATTCCGGGGGTATTTCTCCCAATAACTCAACCGCATCAATCCAAACGGGGCTATCAAAATCCCGTGTACATCTTTCGGGTTTTTCCGTATGTATAATTGCCCGTCCGTCCTTATCAACTGCATAATATACTATATTCATAACAATCAAATTTCGGGGTCGTCGTTCAACATCTTTTTCCTACTCTCGTTTTTGGGCTTTTTAGGCTCGTTTGCGGGCTTTACTTTCTTTTCCGTGGTATTACCCCGCTTTGCGGTCGTTTTGCCCGTGGCGGCTTTCTTTTCTGGCTCCTTTGCCTTTTTGGGCGCACGTTTAACAATGGTTGTTTTCTTTGGCTCCTTTTCCGGTTCCGGTGCATCCGCCTTGACTTTCTCGGCGGCGTCCGTACTTTCGTCCGGGGTCGCCTCCTTTGGGGCTTTCGTTTTAATCAATTCCGCCAACGATAACGATATTACGTTTTGCGTCAAATCCGGGGCATTATCCAACAATACCATACCATTAACCGACGTAAACGTATTGTCTTTCTTTTCGTCCTCAATCGCTGCAATCTCTAACAGATACGGGATTTTCCGTATATTGGGGCTATCCGTTTGTTCTTTCAAATTATACGACGGACGTTTGCGCCAATCTTTCGGGCTGAAATTGAAAATACGGGTTACGGGGAATTGTTCAAAATTGACGTTCCACATATCCCGATACATTCCTAATTGTATTTCGCTTTCCTCGTAAAACCCTTTGCGTCCGCTCTTAAAATCGACGATTGCGTTAATACGTTCGTCCCCGCCAATCTTTGCCAACATGGTACACGGGCAATCAATCATTCCGGCATACTTGTAATATGGATGCACCAACGCAATTTCAACCGCCAACGGGCGTACATCATAATCCAATACGAATTGAGCAAACGCCAATACGTCCTTTTTCAAATCGTCGGCGTAATAAATAAAGTCGTCCGGCAATCGGTAAACCTCAATATATTCTTTTAGTTTGCCTTTCAGCCCGTCCAAATCATAAGCCCGGTTAATTAATAATTCCTCAAATGCGGCGTGCATGAATGTACCATACGCCGCCCGTTCGCCTTTGTATCGTTCCGCTTCCTCAATTCCTTTGCTTGCAATCCATTGTATCAAATGCGGGGCTTTTGGCAACGTTTGGGATAATATCGTTGTAACCGACGGGAAAAACTCCGGGTTCCCGTTCTCGTCGTATCGGTAATAGTAGCGGTGTCCCTTACTATTCAATTGCCAAACCTTGTACGGGGGTTCAATCAACGTTTTTTCATCAAAAAACATTGCCGTCATTTCCTCAACCGTCATGCCCGGCAATATCTCAAATATTCCGGTTGGTTGCTCAACCTCGACCGCTTCAAACGGGGGGATTATTTGTTGTTGTTCCTCGGTAATTTCCGGGAATTGGTCGGCGGGAACGGCTCCCAAATTTTCGACCGTCTTTTGTACCGGGTTTTCCGGTTTCTTTTTGTTCGCTCTCATTTTCTACTCTTTTTTAATTCTGAAAATCCACATAATACCATTACGGCACACATACCCGCAAACATCAATTGCCACGGGTTCCAAAATGCACCAATCAGACAAACAACGCCCAACGTTCCAAACGTCGCAATAATGGCTTTCGCTTGGAACCTATCGGAAAACATAACGTCCGCCATGCGTTCAAACCATTGTAACCCGTTATTCTTCATATCCAAACAAATAATTAGGGGTGCAATTACACATTTCGCAAATGATAACAACCCATTCCGGGCGTATCTGTTTGGTCGTACCGTTACATAAGTTAGTCATATTAACTTGTTGTGCGCTTTCGGTGCGTCCCTCCCATAAACGGGCGGCAACCTCTTTTTTATAAACCTTAATCCCGGCGGTTTGCGCCCGTGCGATTGCCTCGTTTACTCTTAATTTCGTCATTTCTGCCATTTCTTTAGTCTTTTATTGTTAATAACTCGGTTCGTTACTCTCTTTGTGTCCGCAATGCGTACACGTTTTTTCCTCCCAAATTGCGGTATATTCCGGCGGGGTCAAATATCCGTCGCCTCCGGTCTGTTTATATTCCCCGTCGGTAACTTCCATTTCGCCGCCGCACTCCGGGCAATCTTCATTACCCATTAAATCCAAATCCGGGACAATGAAATATACCCGTTTCAGATACACGCCCAACGCCTCGGAAATCGCCGCATAACAATTGGCGGTTTGTTCCTCGGTTACGTCCTCGTTTATTGCATCGAAAACGGAAACGCCCCAATTTTCCGGGGTGTCCTCAATAACTTTGTTTTTGAGTAATTCCGAAACGACAATTTCGGAAACTTGTTTGGCTGTTTTCCCGCTATCGGTCGCCAATTGTTTTAATAAATCGCTCTCTTTTATCTTCATTTCTTTCTATATATTATACCTTTATATGGTTTACCCGTATCAACGCTTTGTTTTATCAAATGCCTATAATAACCCTTTTTATGCGCATCTTTATAATTCTGAAATTCAATACAAACATTTCCGTTTTCATCTATTCCCTCAATTGGAAAATCGTATTTTGTTTTGTTTCTTATGGCTATATCAAAGTTATTATTTTCATTGATAGAACACCAACGCAAATTATCAACGAAATTATGAAAACGTACACCGTCGATATGGTCAACACATGGTTTGTTGTCCGGGTTCGGAATGAAAGCCGCCGCAACTAATCGGCTAACTTGCCTTTTCTCAACCTTTCCATTTCTCATTAATCCAACAACTAAACCGTTGGCTCTTACTATACAAGGGGTTAAAATCTTATTATTGATAATAGATTTTACCCTACCAAAAGAACTAATTAAATATAGTCCCTCAAAATCTGCTATTTCTTTCCATTCTTCCATATCTTTTATTTTGCTGCAAATATAAGATTTATTTTTGGTATATTAAATAAAACCTTTGAATATTTTATTTGTTCACATTGGACGCTTGTAATACAGATAAAAGCACTAATTTTGTTGCACCGCATAACCTCAAACATCGCTCTCGGTTACTGCGTACCAACCCCCGGCGTTACTTCATTGCGTCGGGGGTTATCTTTTACCCTCTCAATATAAACATTGCGGTAAATGTCGCCATAATATCCGGTTTCTTTTGTTACCCGGTTGATTGTCTGCAAATCATATTCCCCAAATACAACGTATTCATGTTGCAATAACTCGGTATCATTTAAGGCAAATTCAAATGTAATGTCAACGTATTTGTCGCCAACCCGGTTAAATGCGTGTTCGATTGGGAAAAACGCTAATACTTTGCCCTCGCAATATCGCAGCCGTTCCGGGAACAATTGGCAAAGCAAATGCGCATTCCGATAACATTGTTGCGGTTGGGGTTTCAGTATATCCCGGATAATCTCTAATTCGTAATCGTTGAACACGTCCGCCGCCCGGACAATATCAACACGTTTTGCAACGGCGATTGTATCGGCAAAATATTGTTTTTGCCGTGGGTTCAAATCTAACCGCATAAACGCCCGCATTTCCTCAATAATAACGCTTTCCATAATCAGCCCTTTGTAAATCCCTTAAATGCCACATGGTAAACGTCGTATTGTTTCCCGGTAACATAGAACTCAATCATACGTTCCGGGTTCCCGGCGTCGTTTATCGCAATGGTTGGGTATGGTTCCCCCGGCAATTGGTTATAATCGCTTTCAATGTCCCCCAATCCCTCCGGGAAATCCGAACGGTCGGCGGAAAAATACCGGGTTAAACTTTCTTTTATCCGGTTCAACATTTCGTCCCCGTTTGGCTCAAAATACGCTTTTATCTTTTCTTGTTTTCTTAATGCAAATCGCATAGGTATTTGTTTTAATAGGTTCTTAATTCCCCGTCCATCGGTAATGGTGCGCCCGGTAAACCAACCGGAATACGGGTATAATGTAACCGGGGAACCCCGGAAAGTAAATTGTAAGGTTGTGGCGTTGACCTCCGTAACCGGATAGCCCAACGCCTCCAACCGGGTACGGGCGTAATCGACCCGCCCCGGCTGCAATTCTTGTTGTCGCTCTCTGTTACGGCTCATTGTTCGCCCCTCCGTAATTACTTTGCAATACTTATAATATTGGTCGTGTCGGCTCTCAACTCGGCACATCAACCCAATATCGTTGCCATCTAATAATAGGCTCAACACATCGCCGGGATTGTGCCGGGTATAAAGCAAAAATAACCCGCCGTTTGCATTTTGGATTATCTTATACATTTCTTGACTTAATCGGTAACGCTTTGTTTTATTCATCGCTCTAAATGATTATGCCGGGGGATTGCGCCCCCGGCTTGGTTATTACTGCAAATACGCAATTGCGTTTAATCTCTCTTTTTCCTTTTTCGCATATTCAACATTTCGGGCAATCCATTGTTCGGCGGGGTTCTCGGCAATCCATTGTTTACGATAATCCGGTGTGAAATAAGCAACCATTTTTTTGTATGCCTTTTCCGGGTTCGCCAATATTTCCGCTGTATGGCTTAACCGTTTGCCGTGGTCGCCTTTGCCGATTAAATCCAAACGCCCAAAATAAAACGACCCGTCGGCGGTACACGCCACATATTCACGGGCGGACGTTCTTTTTGAAACAATCGCTTTACTATCGACGTCAATAACTTGGTACTCGTATTTCTTTCCCTTTACTTTCTTAACTAAAATGTACTTTGCCATGATTGAAAATTTATATTGTTCCGGGGAAAACGCCCCGTCGTTGTTTAATGATAATAGAAAGTGATTTTAACGCCTCGGTGCAATTTGCAAACCTCTTTGTCGCCGTAACAATTGAAAGCACGTTTTAACAAGCGATTGACTAACTTAATGTCGCCGACAATCTTTATTAAACCGGACACGCCAACCAATACATTAACCTTTTTGCCGTTTACAATTCCGTTTACCTTGATTTTGAAATTGCGGTTAATCTCTTTTGTTGTGTAATCTAATCCGTTATAAATGCTTTGAGTATTCATATTGTTTCGCTCTCTATTTTCCGGGAAAACGCCCGGGTCGTTCTTGTTTGATGATGCAAATATACAACCTTTATTTTAATTACCAAAGGTTTTATTTTTTATTTTTGGCTTAAACTGCAAAAAGTTTTGTTTTTGGTTCCAAAGAAGTTATTTTCTTGGAATTTTCGATTTAAGCGACTTTTGCAAGTGGGACGGGTAAATTATCCACTTTGAAATAAAACGCCCGGAAACGGGCTAAAAATGCGTCAATAGAAAAAGGGGTTGCAACGCCTTGTTACAACCCCCGGTTTATTACTTTTCTATGGTTACGAACTCAACCCCCAATATTCGGGTAGATGGGTTCTTGCTTACAACGTCAATTTCCCGGTTCTTTATCTTCTTTGTTTTCCAAAGGAACCCCCAAAAGCGTTTATATTGCACCGTTTCCGCTATTAACAGACTATCCCGGTTTATATGCGTCCCGGTAAATACCCCGGCGGGCGTTGTGCATCCGTGCAACTCAAAATACGGTTCCACAATATCAATACAACGTAATACGGTCGTAACCGTGTCGCCGGGCAAATATACAATACTATCCCGGACGTTCGCCCTTAATTCGTTTATCGTTTCCATTTGCGCCGTCGTAACCCTTTGCAAATCCCGGTTCTTTGTCTGCAACGATTTGATTAACGCTGCATCATCCGCCCGGTACTTTTTATATTCGGATAATTTCAACTCCAAATTCCCAACCTTTGCGACGTTCAAACTATCCTTTGTTTGATAGGTTCGGACGTCCTGCAACAACGTTTCGGTATTACTCCGGTATTTATCCCGTTCGTCCGTCAATTGCTTAATACGGCTTTGTTGCACCCAAAAGGCGGCGGCAACCGCCATAATGATTGCCGCCAATATTATATACTTTTTCATTCTCAAATATTATTATATTCAATTGCCGCATTAAAACACGGGCATTCTTTGATATACTCCCACGGTTCAATTATACCGTCGCCGTTCAAATCCGGGGAATAATCCCGGTGTCCCTTAATCGTTGCATCCGGGAACATAACAACTAAACGCATAAGCAACCATAATAACGCCTCTTTTTGTTCCGGCGTGCGTGTGTCGGCGGCTTTGCCGTTGGCATCCAATCCCCCAACGTAACAAATGCCAATAGAACGGGAATTTTGCCCGGAAACGTGCGCCCCAATCTCGGAAAGATAACGCCCCGTTTCAATCGTCCCGTCCGGCAATACAACAAAATGATAACCGCAAATTCGCCCGCTTTGGGGTTGCTTCTTAAATCCCCGTTCTTTGTGCCAACCGTCAATAACATCAACGTTGACTTTTGCGCCCGGCTTGGTTGCGGTGCAATGTACAATCAAATCCGTAATTGTCCGGGTCGTTTTTTGCCCCTCCAAATACTTTAAAATCTCTGTTTGGTTCATTGTTCGCCCTCCTTTTCTTTATCGTTAATAATATCGCTATCGTGTTCCCGTTGGTATCTCTCAATTATCGGTTGCCAATATCCCGGCAATACTCGTGTAAATTCCAACCGGATAACGTGGTAAACAATACGCAACGCAACCTTTGTGGGATATGCTTTAATAAGGTTGCGGAATGCGTTTTGCAAATACACATACATAAAAACATAAGTAAGCGATTTAATTACTACTTTGGCGGCTTCATTATCGCCACATTGCAGCATTACCGAATAAATAACGTGTATAATAGTAACGTACAAAAGCAATTCCGCCAAAGCGTTTTTAAACTTACTGAAACGAAAGTTTTTGCAATGTCTTACGCTTACCCCATCCGCCCGCATACCCGCCCAAATATTGAAAGCAAACATTATAATCAATGCGTACATAAATCCAGCCGTTGGGGTTAAATAGGCTAAAACCGGGCTTAACGACGTGACGAATATCATACGCCATTGTTCCCAATTTATTATTCTTTCCATTACTTATAAATTGTTTCAAATGTAATATTCACATTATTAGCTGTATATCCCAATCTTAAAAGTATATTGTTTATTCTTGTACCAATTAGACTTGAATTTACATTTCCCAATAATTTGTTTTTATTTCTATACGAAAAGAAATTATTATATCCGCATATTATTGAATCATCTTTTGGATATAATTCTAAATATTGGCACCTAAAACCAATATTTTCTTTTTGTCCGCTAATACTGTATATTTTACCGATAGTCTTTAATTGATTTGTATTTAAATCCCACAATCTTAAAGGCATCCATTCCCAACCTCCGCCGTCAACTCGTTCTAACAACATTAATACGTTTAATTTTTTAACATAAGACAAACCGTATGTTGCCAAAAGCATACCTGTTTCCGGCTGCAATAGTTGTGTTAATTCTTCTGCATCACCTACATTTATAACGCCGTTTTCATTTCTTTGCGCTTTGAATAAAAAATGCAAACTATTCGTTGGGGAATCAGTTGCCCAATATACATAATCTTCTGTAAAGACAAAGTTTAACAGTCTGCAATATTTTTCAGACGGTCCAAAAACAAATTCCCATGTTTCCCCCTCGTCTTTGCTTATCCATATATTAGAACCTTGATTTTCATCGCCCGTACACGCATATACGAATCCGGTAAATTGGTCGAATTGTATTGTATGAATATGTTTAATAGAATTTGGTATTAATGTAGTATAATC